GATGGCAACCTTTGCTACGATTGGCAGCTTTCAAACGTTGTTAATGGAACGCGCAAGGGTGACTTGCATAGACCCGATAAAGAACGGGCAGAAAATAAAATCGATAGTGTTGTTGCCGACATGATGGCCTTGGGTCGTTGGATGACAGACGAAGCCGTTCCAAGTTCACCTTGGGATGATGAAGAATATGTTTTGGAGGTTGGTTAATGTGGCCCTTTAATAAAGAAGAACAACGAGCCAGCACAATCACGCAGGCCGAAACAGATGTAAGTTTGTTGCGGGCCTTTGGTTTGGTTGGTGACGGCTCAATTACAACAGAGCAGGCGTTGCAAGTTCCTGCCGTTTGGGATGCTATTAACTTTATCTCAGGGACTATTGCTGGCTTGCCTTTGCAGGTGTTCGATAAAAAACGAAATGGCGAACGGGTACAGGTTAAGGGCGTGATCAAGTCGGGCGTTGGTGAACTTCTAGGCAAGAATGTAAATGATTTTTACTCGTCCTTTCAGTGGCGATACGATATGTTTTCCACGGGTGTTTTGCCAGAGGGCCGCTTTGTAACATATATTGAGCGCGATAATTCTGGTGCCCCTATAAATCTATTCCCGATTGCTGGTGCAACTTGCGAAATAATTAACGGGCTTAAGGTCTATAAGCAAAAGATTCAGGACGGCAAAGACAAGATATATGCGGCGGCTGATGTGATTGATATTACATTCATGCTTAAAGCTGACTTGGCAACGGCTCGCTCACCATTGCGGACATGCTCAACAGCGATTGCGAAGGCATATCATGCGAATGCATACGGCGCGAAGCTGTTTAAGAATGGCGGCTTGCCTTCATTTGTTCTGCAAGGCCCGTTTGGTTCGGAAAAAGCAGCGGTACGCGGTTCTGCTAATATTGAGGCGGTCACAAAAGAGGCTGCGCAAAACGGGGCAAACGTAATTGCAGTACCTCTTGGTCATAAATTAGAGGCGTTAGGCTTTAACCCTGACCAACTTCAAATGATCGAAACACAAAAACATGCGGTACTAGAGGTTGCAAGAATTTATGGGCTTCCACCAACGTTCTTGCAGGATTTATCAAACGGTACGTTTAGCAATACAGAGCAGCAAGATTTGCAGCTTGTTAAGCATACGGTCAAACGTTGGGTTGAGCAGATCGAAGCAGAATTGAACTTGAAGATATTTGGGCGCGATTCAAAACGCTATGCAGAGTTTAACCTTGATGGGTTAATGCGCGGAGACTTCATGTCAACAATGCAGGGTAATGCTGTGGGCATACAGTCAGGTCAAATTACACCAAACGAAACGCGCAGCAAGCGCAACTTGCCAACGGCAAATGGCGGCGACCAGTTGTTTATTCAAGGCGCGACAATCCCGATCGATATGGCGGGCAAGGTTCCGATCAAGGAGGCACCAAAAAATGACGAATAATAAAGAAATACGCAAACTAACGGGTCAACAAATCCGTATGGAAGGCGATACAATCAAGGTCAGTGGGTACGCTGCAACCTTTGGCGATGTTACAAGTATCGGTGGTTATTTCGATGAAGTTATAGAGCGCGGGGCTTTTAAGGACGCGATAGGCCGCGATGATGTGCGCTTTCTAATCAATCATGATGGTTTGCCATTGGCGCGAACCGCATCTGGTACGCTTACCTTGCGCGAAGATGAAAAGGGTTTGTTTATGGAAACAGAACTAGACGCATCTGATCCAGACGTTCAACGTATTGTACCGAAAATGGAACGCGGCGACTTAAACGAAATGTCATTCGCATTTATGCCAACCGTTCAAGAATGGGATGAAAGCGGCGAAACGCCTTTGCGTAAAATCAAAGAGGCTGAATTGTTCGACGTAGCTATCGTGACATACCCCGCTTACAACAGCACAGAGATCGGCTTGCGCTCTTTGAAAGATGTGCAGGACGCAAAACCCTCAAAGAATTACCGCAACAAACGCTTGTTAAATAGACAAGCCGAAAGCGGATTGAAATAACGGCGATCCCGCTGTTACGCCCTTTTCCTGACCCGTGGGCAAGGTCTTGAAACGAACGCTGTGAAGCGTCCATTTCCCTTAGAAGGAGCCTAACCAATGGCAACCATCAAAGAATTGCGGGAGCAGGCAGCAAACGCTGCAACTGAAGCCCGTTCACTACTAAATCAAGCAGAGGGCGAAAAAGACGAAGCCCGCGCGGCTGATTTGGAAACCCAACACGACAAGGCAATGGCTGACTACGACAGTGCGATTGGCAAAGCGGAACGGTTGGAAAAACTGGAAGCGGCGGAACAGCGTGCTTCTGACCATGCAGACGCAGAAGAACGTAAGGATCGTGATAATAAACGCCCTGCGGTTAGCGGTCTTATTTTGCCTAAAGAAGGCGAAATGGATTATCGCACAGCCTTCCATGAATATATTCGTGCAGAAGGGCAAAAAGGCTCTATGTCACCTGAAGCCCGTGCGGTTTTGGATGCTGGCAAGCAAGCTGTTGAGCATCGTGCGCAGACAACTACTGCGGCGGCTGGTGGTTATACAATCCCAACTGAATTGCTTGGCCTTGTTACCAAGTCAATGCTTGCATGGGGGCCAATGTATGACCCTGGCATTACAACTGAGTTGGTGACTTCTGGTGGCGGTGCAATCACTATGCCAACAGTTAACGACACAGCGAAGGTTGTTGTTAAGCATGTTGAAGGTACAACCCTGACTGATGACGGTGGCAGTGATGCTGTATTCGGTGAGAAAGTATTGAACGCTTACGCCTTTAATACTGAATGGTTGCGGGTTTCTAAGGAGCTTGCAGATGATAGCATTATTGCTATGGAAACATTCCTTGGTGGTTTACTAGGTGAACGCCTTGGGCGTCGTGCGAATCTTGAGCTTACAGTAGGCGATGGAACGGGCGATCCAAACGGCATCGTTACGGCTTCGGGTTCTGGCAAGGTTGCGGCTTCTACAACTGCGATTACGTTTGATGAAATTATTGATCTTGAGCATTCAGTTGACTCGGCTTATCGCGTTAGCCCAATGGTTCGCTATATGTTCAACGATTTGACCCTTGCGGCGGTTCGTAAGCTGAAAGATGGCAACGGCAATTATTTGTGGCAAATGGGTAATGTTATTGGCGGCGTTCCTGCAACATTCAACGGGCATAACTTTAGCGTTAACAACGCGATGGTAGGCCTTGGCGATGGTGTTAATTCGCGGGTTATGTTGTTCGGTGATTTCAGTAAGTATTTTGTGCGTAAAGTTGGCACGCCTTTAATCGGTGCGTTACAGGATAAAGATTTCTGGCCTGGCTTTGGCGTTGCTGGCTATATCCGCTTTGACGGTGAACTTGCAGACGCGGCAGCGGTTAAACACTTGGCGCTTGCTGCGTCTTAATCGAATTATTGAAGGGCTGGGAAACTGGCCCTTTTCTTAATTCGATAAGGAGTGAACAAATGGTTAAAGTAAAAATGCTTGTATCGCGCACAGATGCCAACAGGGGCGACACTATTGATGTGTCTACAGACGAAGCGCAGCGCATGGTAGCGGCTGAACAGGCCGTAATAGTTCGCACTGGTAAGGTTGAACGCGCGGTCAAATCCCGTAAGCCTGAAAAGGCTGTGAAGTAAATGGAACGGTACTTAACCCTTGCGACGGCCCCTAGCGTCAAGCCAGTGGATCAGACAACGGTTAAAACACATCTGCGTGTTGATGGTTCTGATGAAGATACGTTGATTGCCATTTATACGGGTGTTGCAACCGATATAGCTGAAAAAAGAACAGGGCGTTCTTTAATTACGCAAACATGGGATGAAAGTTTTCAAAGCCCTACGGCTAAAACGGCGTTATCAAAAGGGCCTGCGCAATCGCTTGTGTCTGTAAAATATTATGACACGGATAATGTGTTGCAAACGGCGACTTTATCGGACTTTACGCTTATAAAGGGTAATGACTGCCAGTGGATTGAAAGCAGCAACTGGCCTGCAACCTACAACCGTTCTGATGCGATTACCGTCCAATATATTGTTGGATATGGTGACATGCCAGAGAGCATTCCACCAACATTTAGCGCAATAATTCTATTGTTGGTTGGTGTTTATTACGAAATGCGTATGGATGCAGACGAAGTAAAATTGAACCCAATCCCCCACGGCGTTGAAAGCCTCATAAACTTAGAACAGGTTGGTTGGTATGGGTAAGCTTGGCAAACTAGATCAACGCGTAACATTCCAGTCAAATGCACGGGTTTCGGATGGAATGGGCGGTCAAGAAGATGGTTTTGCCAACTTCACAACTAATCCTACTGTTTGGGCGAAAATCTTACCGCTTGCTGGTGGTGAAAAGAACGAAGGTGGGGGCGTTGCGGCGTCTGGGCGGTATTTAATCACGATACGAAACCGATCTGACATAAACGAAAACGACCTAATGATATGGGGTGGCGAAAGCTACAACATTCGCAATGTTCGCAGGGCTGGCACAAGGGCCATGTATTTGAAATTTGAGGTTGAGCGGGGCGTGGCATCATGAAGCTTAACGCGTCTATTAGTGGTGTTGAAGATATTGATAAACTTCTAAGCCAAATAGCCCCAAGGCAGGCAACAAACATCATGCGTTCAACCGTTCATGGTGTAGCGGGTGAATTAGCAAAAGAGGCAAGGGCGATAGCCCCTGATGATCCAGGCACGAAAAAAGGCGATTTTAAACGCTCAATAAAAACAAAACGTGAG